TACCGCCACCCGGTGGCAATGGGGCGGGCCACGCGCGTCTCTGTACTACGGAGTGGGAGGGCTGCCGTCCTGCACAGCCTGCGCCTTCGTCACTGCCTTGACGAACGAACCCAGGCCAGCGATCGCAGCCGTAGCCGCGACCACGGTCCAGTTCACCGAAAAGTGACCGGTCGCATCGACCATCACGAGCCCACTGGACGCGAACAAGGCAGTCGACAGCACACGCTCGGCCGCGTCAACCCAGAACTTCCCGCTGGTGATCCAAGCCATTATCTATTCACCTCCCTATTTGCCGTCGCATCCGAGATCGGTCCGCAGCTTTTCGTACTCAGTAGCAACCTTCGCACCGAGCGGTGATTGCTTGACCACGGCCGGGTTGGCTCGGTAGTAATCCGACACGGTCACAACGATGTCGCAGAACGAGTGCCGCGTCTGCTTGTCCACATTGTTCGTATAGACGATGCAGAATCCCACCGCAGCAAGGATGGCCACGAACACAGTGAGCATGGCATAGGTCTGCTTGTTTCTTACCTTCATCAATCCTCACCCGTGCCCCGACGCGAACCCTTGGACGACCGCCCAGATGATGCCCGCGAATGCGAGTCCGGCGATTCCGACTCGGTATCCGAGGACCCGCGCCGCAGCGCCCACAAGTTGACCACACCGGGAACACCGAGAAGCGTCACGTATGCCGCGACCAGCTCGGGTGAAATTACGCCCGTCACCTGTGAGTAGACCAGTCCGAACGTCCCGGTCCCCATACAGAGTAGGTCGCGAAGTATGCTCACCCATCGCACTTTCTCCATTCGTAGTTCCCATCAGCGAATCGGACTACTTCGTAACGAAGCTTACCGACTGGGATTGGAGTGCGGCGACAACCGCAGCCTGTATCTGAGCTGCCGTGACGGGCAGATCGTTGGCCAGCGCAGCCGCGAGGGCAGTGACGTCGACCGGGGCGGCCAGCGCAACGGTGTCGAGGATGCCGCCCACCTTCGGGATCCACGGGTCGCACTCGGCCTGGTTGTGCCACGTGGTCGGGTCGGCACAGATGATGAGCACATACCCAGTGCCATCGACAGGGCTGCCGGTCGGCTTGACGACAGCACCAGAGCCGATGAGCGCATTCATGGTGGGGAGATCGATGACGGAACGGTAGCGAATGCCGTCGCTGGCATACACGGTGTCAGAGTATGGCGTCTTGAAGAGAAACATTTCTGGTTGTCCTTTCTGGACGGTGATGACCTGAGGTGGTGGCATGACGGCAATCGGAGGACTGACGGGGGGTGGTGGCGTTGCTACGGCCGGATGAAGCCACGAGTAGGTCGCGCCAATGCTGGTGTCGAGGTCCACATCGTACGTTCCGAATGGGTAGCCGTTACGAACCTGACGAAGGTGAGCGCGAGGATCCCACTGGCCACCCGACCAGGCGTATGCCTGCCAGCCGTCGTCGATCAGGCCATTGTCGAACATGTACTTGACGTACCAGTACCCGCCGTATGCACCGATGCGCATTCCGCACTGATGAACATAGGCGCGCGCCGCCGACATGTACTGGCCGGCGACCGGCTTCTGGGCATCCGTGATATCGAAGTCACCCGAGAAGTAGATGGTGGCACCCTTGGGATAGCCGAGGTTGTATGCCTGCCGGACCGCCTCGTGCGCGTGGATCGCACCAACGTTGTACCCGCCGAGCTGATCGGTAGCGTTGAATTCCCAGTTGAGGAATATGTCGATGCCGTTGCTGATGAGGTCGTTCGCCTCGGCGGAGCCGATGACCTTCCCGTTCGGCAGCCACGAGAGGTAGCGAGAAACCGCCGTGACCCCATTCGCTTTGAGGAATGAGGCCGGCGGTTGGGACCATGCGTAGTCGAGAATGCTCATCATGGTGTCCTGTCATTCGTTACGGCTGCGGTGTAAAGGTTCTGAAGGGCGGTCCGCACCGTGGCGGCCGGTACATTGAAGGTTCGAATCAACTGCCTCGCTGCATTCTGGTAGGTCTGCTTTGCAGTTGCATCCTTCCATATTCCGGGCAGCGGGATGCTGTCGATCGCTGTCTTTGTCGTGTTGTCGAGCGCGGGGGTCATCAGGAATTCTGTCACCCCGGCGGGCGTAGTGGGGAGGATCGCCGCACGAGGATATCCGTTTACACCTAGCAATGTACCAGTGTTGTCTGGGCCGCTACCGAGAAAGGGTACGTACCCTAGCGGGATGCCGACGATTCGGCCGGCATTCGAAGCGACGGCGGAAGGGGTGTCCTGATCCGCCACCATTATGAGGTAACTCAGATCCGTCATTGCGACGGGGACTGCGGGCTGCGTCACTGTGTCCACGCTCCGTAAACGCTAGTGCCATTAACACCGATCGCGTTCTGTCGATACTCATAGTTGACGCCAGACACGGCGTTGAAGTCGTCGAATGTCACACCGCCCGCTAGGCCAGTGGCGATCCGCAATCCGTTGCTGGTATCCCCCACAACGCGACGGTAGATATCCTGGTATAGCAATGCCGGCTTGACATTGAATGCCAACGTAAGTCCCCGAGATATGGCTGAGACGCCACCAGTGACAGTCCATGATGCACCGGTGATGTTGGCATGCGCCGTCTGAATGACGTAGTCCCATGTGTCCGAGGACTTGTTGCCAGCGGCAGATGCCAGCGAGCCGATGAGGCTGAAGCCGCCGGGCGTTGCAACGCTGGTCCATTGGTCCTGTTTCCAGCCAGCGATGATGGCCAGCTGATTGTTGGTAGGAATGGTCAGCGATGGATAGGCGACGTTCTGTGCCGAGGTATTCAGAACAGTTGCGTTCGTCGCTGCGCTATAGGAGAAGCCTCGGAATGCCACCATTTGCGCGATGGTGTCATCGCCAGATGCGCCACCCGTAAACGTGACCGTTGGCGCGTCTCCAGAAAGCTGAGCGAACCGCGCAAAGATCCTGGTGTTTCCGAAGTTGACTACGTCGACCCAACCGGCCGGCAGGTTGACCGTTCCGGTACCAGAGCTTCGAATGCTCGCGAACACCAGCAACAGGTCCTCTTTTTGAATAGAGGCTGGCGTGCCAGGGCTCAGCGATACATTGTTGCCGTTGACTGCTGTGCCTGCATTGACGAACGTGCCCGGCGCACCGGCCGAGAACGGGTTATTGGTAGTGATCCGGATGAGGCCGAGGCTAGACATAGGCGTCGCGGTGAGGTTGGGCGTTGACGGAGGAATGTAGCTGATCGAGAAATCATCTTGCTGCTCGGCCGATTGAAGTCCCTCGTTGTTCTTCGTGACCAATGCAACGGTCCACGAAGTGGCATCGGGCAGGATCGTCGACGGCTCATAGGCCCGCGTAACAGGGTTGGTTTCGGCCTTGTATCCCGTATCAAACGTGGGGATATCGAAGGTCCATTCATCCATAAACCAAGACGTGGATGCCGTGACGCTACAAAAAGCAATGAGGCGGCCATATGCAGCGCCCGGTGGCACGGTGGTGATGACCTGGTATAGCGTCCAGGTGCCAGCAGTCGGACTTTGCGCCTGGTCGTCATCGACACCTAGGGCATTCTGTGACGAATCGTAATAGCGGAACCGCAGAGTAATCGACGATCCATTACCACGAATCCATGCACGGTGACGATAGAGAGTACCAGCCACACAGGGGTAGAGCGATGACTGCACCTGTGGGAAGGCTGTCACTCCATCCGGAAGCACCTTCATTGAAGCGATGCCCTGGTGGAAGAAACCGGTATCCCGACTGACGGTGGCGCCGTTGGTTCCCGAGAAGTCGCTAACATCAGTTTCGAAATATGGGTTTAGATTGATGTTCGCGACCGGAGTAGAAGCGAAAAGTCCCACGCGGTAAGCGCTCTGCTCGGTAGCGGTCCATGTGACTGATACCTGATTCGTGCTTAGTACCTGACTCGCTGTCGGCGCGGTGATCGCTGGGTTCACCGGGGTCGATGGAATGACGATCAGACCCGAGCCATACGGACCGGCCACACTGGACGAATCCCACACCTTCACCTTGAACGTATAGTTCGCATCAGACGCCAGCGCCCAAGCCGATGCCAAGGTCACGATGGTGGTACCGCTCGTGTTCTGCACCTCGGCGACCTGCCACGTACTGTCTGACGCGCGCCAATAGTTCAATGCACCGGCGCCAATCTGTCGCGAGAGCGCGTAAGCCGACTGCGTGTCACCCGCGTTGGGGTCTGAGAAATTCCAGTCGAGCCTAAGCTGCTGCCCAACATCCTGAGCGTCACCATTGTTGGGCAGGACCCATACGCCACCATTCGGCGCCGAGTTGTAGAGGTGAGATATGTGGGTCTGTAGGTTTGTCGATCCGAGGTAGATGTCGAACCGAGAGTTGCCATAGTTAGACTTCCGTACACCGAACTCGGATCCGCTTTGGAGTACGGCGGTAGCCGAGACCTGCGTCCATGCGCTGAACGTCGCGGACTGGCGCGTGTATTCGGTGTAATAGATGGTGTCGTTCGATGTGCCTACGGCGTAGACACGGAAATCCTGTGTGGACGCATTGATCGAAAGGGTCTGCTGCCGAATCACACCCTGTGGATGCGAGGGCGTGAAGCGCTGGTTGTCGATCCATCCATTGGATGCGTTCATCTCGTAACAGGCGACGGTCTGGGTGTTACCGGGATTGATGATCGTCTGAATGAAACGCGTGCCGTCCCAGCGGCCAGGAATGTTGTCGACACTAGATGCTAGGCCATTGGATTGAACCATCGTATAGTTCGGGTTCCATCCATTGCCGTTCCAGATGAACTTCATGCGCCACGCCGAGGATCGGCCAAAGCTGATCCACGCATTGGGATTGGCCGACGTCTTACCGTCTGATCCCTTCAACCATTCGATGTCAATCGAAGGACTGATGTGGCCGGTACCACTTTCCGGCCAACCATAGCCAATGGTCTGACTGGCAAGAACAGAACCGATGTTCGGGGTGTAGCCAACAGCACTCCAGATGGCAATGCCTCGGTTAACCCCGCCCTGGATAGAGCCGACCGCTATCATGATCCAGGTCGTTCCGTAGATCGGGACGTTCACAATAGTGAAGTCGATTCCCGTATATACAGCACCGGCGACGCCACCGTTGGCAGCACTAAACGCAAGCTGCTCCGGGTACCACGTCTCAGTAGCGAAGTCGTAATACCGGAAGTAGACCTTGTCAGTGCTCGATTCATTGACCCTATAGACCCAATGGAATCCCCAGATGTCACAATTGATTCCGGCCCACTCGACAATGCCGGTCCGCGTCAGCGTGGTCTTCGCTGTCCATGAGGTGCCATTGTTGTCGGTCCGGTAGGGCGTGAAGTCATTGGTGTTTGTCTTCACCAAGCAATAGAGCGTCTGATGTGGCTCGCTGAACGGCCCACCCTGATTAGCGCGCGGCCGGTCAAGTCGCGAGAGGTTTGGCCATTGAAAGTTCGGAGTCTGAGTGCTGCTAGCAATCGTGGTCACCTGGTCACCCCGAGACTTCCATGCAGTGGAATGAGTTTCTGTCAGTAAGGTCCTGCTCCAGGGTTGCCACGCCCTGCATTACCGCCCACTGTAACTTACAGGTCCAAACGCCTCGGCGAGAAAGCCCAACAGAGAGGCGGTTCTCTGCCCATGACTCGTGACTCTCTGCGGTGCTATTGAACGAGCCTCCACAGTTGGTGATCTGGACTACCGTTCCATCGGTATGGGTTGCGTTAATCTCGAACACCACTCCAGTGTTTGCAGCTCCGTGGATCCAGTACGATGTCGCCATCATGAAGAACGTATTCGACTTATCGTGCAGCTTCGTATAAGTGATCGAGATTGGGCCTGGCATATCGCTCATCGTGGCAGACGCCGTCGATCCCACGGAAGCGCTGCCAGTGCTCCCATAGATCTTAGGGAGCGGACGGTTGCCGGTGTCAGCATCTCCATATCCGCCGAGGACTATCCAGTCCGAACCGAACTTCCCGAGGCCGACACGATCACCGGGAGCGGGCCGTACGTTCCAAAAGCATTTGACCGGAGCGAGCGTGCTATCGCCATCGAATGAGACGTTCAGAAAGATGGATGTCGCGTCAGAATCCATGACGGTGCCCATGGCTGTGACGCCGAGCTTCTGGTTAGCCAGAGCCTTTTGTACGCGCTGGTCGATAAGCTGCGCGAGGCTGTCGTCAATCGTCATGACAGGAGTGTCCATTTGTGAGTCATGGGAGTACCGTCCAGATTGAGCGTCCAGTCCGTTGACAGGGCTGGGACGTTGAAGCCGATCACGGGGTCGATGACGGTCAGCCTATCAAAATGCCAATGCATCGGGTTGGGCGACGTACTCAGCTCGACCTTCGTACTGAATGCCATATCAGCATCAATGGTGATCTGTGCCGCGTTGATGAGCGACGGCTGATCGGCTGCATCGATTTGCATAACCTTGGTGATCACTCGGCCACGCGCTGCCTGACTCGTCGCGCCGGTAGCAATGTTGTTGAACGTGTAGATTCCATTGCCCTCAACCGGGGCCGCGTCGCTCGTATTGTTCTGCCGAACGAACACCCAGCGATTAGGAGTGTCAAAGAAATCTGTCTCCATCACCCGGTCTGGATAGATGATCGATGACGTGCCGGTGGTGTCGTAGGTCCATTCCGATGCTCGGTTAATCGGCGTCGTATAAGGGTGGATGTGTAGGCGGCCATCCCAGTCCGACCAGATCCCTTGGTAACCAATTGAGTTGAGCAGATCATTGATGATGGTCAGCCATTTAGTCTGGTCATCAATGGGATAAACCTTTGCTGACGGGAGCGTATTGTCCCCCGACCAGTCAGTAGTCCACTGAGTAAAGCCACGCGCGGTGAGGATTCCTTCCACCGTTGTTAGGACGCTGTTACCGGCCGGAATGGAGTATGTCTGTCCAACTAGGTCAGACAGCGGGAGCATAATATCGAAGCCGTCCGCTTCGAAGACTCCCGGGGAAGTCTGGATCTCGCGCCGGGGAGAGGCGAGGTAGTAGGCGCCCATGTTCCATCGTGTCAATGAAATTGTGGGTACCTTGATCTGGAAATATGGCCGCACAATCATGTTCGGCCAGTCGTGGTCAGGCTTCGTAATGTTCAGTACGCAGCTACCGTGCAGCTCGTTGAATGCGCCGCGAGAAACCGTGCTACTGGGAGGGGATAGGTAGGTCGAGATGTCGTCAATGTAGTTGAGGTTCTTGTCGATGATCTCAAGCCCACAGTCGACGGTCATCGTCTCGCTACCTTGGATAAGGTCGATGACCTGTGCATCAGTTAGATGTCCACGAAAGTATCCATGCATGTCTTGCATTTAGACACCCTCGACAAATGTCACCGTGCGAAAGGTCGAAGCAGCATCGTAAAAGCCGATGTTGTCGATGTATTCACTTATCTTCAGGTCAAAGATCACACCAACGTAGCGCTGCCCTCGATGATCGCGCCACTCCAGCGTCGTGCCATACCATGCGCGCAACTGATCGATCTGCGGCATGGTGACCAACACCAGCGTGAATGGGATCTCGACAACCTCGCCCACGGTGACTATCGAGCGCTGCCTACCATCGGCGAACGTCTCCACCTTGCCGGCAATCGACGTATTACGTGACCGGTCGCGCGACTGTGCTGAAACAGAGATGCCAGTAGACATCTCAGTAAGCCACAACTTCGTGAGCGTTAGCGTCGCCATTAGCCACCCAGCCTCGCCGTCGTACGAGCGTTTCGAATCGGGCTACCCATAGCCCTGGCCACGTCTGGAGCGAGGTCGCGCATGATGCGCCTGAGAGCCACAAGCTCATCGATCACGTCATCCATCTTGTCTGCCGAGGACACATTCTCCGGTCGACCCGTCCCATTGTACACAGTGGACCAGCCGGTCGGCAGCACACCGCCGTTGTCGTAACCCTTTGGCGGCAGGTTCGGGTTGGCTTGCTGAACATTGCTGATGTCGCCATAGCGAGCCTGGATATACCGCAGGCCAGCGAGGATGTTAGACAGCGGGTCGAGGATGTCGTCATGCCCCGCCACGTGGTAGGCAGCGAACGTCTGGCCGGTGGTCTGCATCAAACCCTTCGATGGATTGCCGGCGGCAGCGTTGCTGTCAGTGTTGTTCACGATCCGTGGATTACCGCTCGACTCGCGAGAGATGATGGTCTCTACGCCGCCGACCCAGGACTCCGGCAAGCCAAGCATTTGCAGAGCTTGCTTAATCAGCGCTTCCCACGCCTTACCGCCAGCGCCACCCTCGGCACCGCCACTGTTGCCCTTAATGCAGATCTGCGGAGGGATCAATTGGTCCATCTTCGCCTTGATCGCATCGTTGATCTTCTGCGTGCCGTTGTGCATTTCAGGGTGGAAGCCAAGCGGGCCAGCGAGTTCGTGCGCGAGCCATCCCTCGATGAGGTGACCGACTACCTCATCGTAGATCTTGTGCAGGGCAATGCTGATCGGGTTGGGGATACAGAAACTACCGCCACCACCATGGTCGGAGTAAGCCACACCACCGCCGACCACCGCGTGGCCACGGTGCTGTAGTTGGCCTGGCGTGGTTTGAACATTCCCGATAAGGACGCGGGGAGGGGTAGCTTCGAAGTTAAGTCCGCCGATTGAACCAACGGTATGTCCATCTCCACCCGCGCCACCTTCCCATCCAACGTTCAGGTCGTTGACCCCACCGAAGCCGCCTTGGAAGAAGCGGTCTTCGTCCACAGTGGAGAAGATACGGCCGTTCGGATCCTGACCGTTAATCATCTTCAGTGCACCACCAACCAGACCCGAGCAGTCCCATGCTCCCGGACCAGCCGCGCCCATGACGTACGGCTTGCCGGCCTGCGCTTGCAGCCATTGCTTCGTCTTCTCAATAACGGCGTCCGCGTTGGCAACACCACCGGCAGCGAAGTTCAGTGCAATGACCGGACCGCCGCCGGCATACTTCTCGTTATATCCACCGGCAGCTTCCTTCTTAACCGCGCCCGTATCGCACATACCGCCAGCGCAGTAATTGGGCAGTGCACTGTAACCCGGCGGGTAATAGGTGCCAACGAATCCGAAGTCTCCCGTCTTCGTTTCGTTGTAGTTAATGGCATTCAGCACCGGCAGGTACTTCTTCGTCTGCTTGGCATTGACGACGTACTCACCATCGGAGAGCATTGCCGGGATACTGTCGCTCGTGCTGGTACCAGGGCCATTGAGCAGACCACCGGTAGCCAGGGTCGGCATTTCCTTCAATGCTTCAAGGCCAACCTTTGAAGCGATAAAGTTCCATACCGGAACCACGCCGTGGTTGTACACGGTGCCAATGACGAAGTTAACCGGGTCCTTCGCGTAGCCCATAATCTTATCCCACGCCGCCTTGATTCCATCGGCTGCTTCATGGAAGGCAGCGACCACGAGATCCTTCACGACATGGATCAGCGTATTGAAGATGTTCTCTAGCGTGTGCCAGACGCTTGTAATGTGCGAAGAGATGTCATCCCAAACCTGGTGAATGACGTCACGGAACTTGCCGAACGTATCAGCCATGAAGTGAACTGCATCCATGATGGCCTGAAAGACGTTGCCAATGAAGTTTGCAGCAGCATGAATGAAGTCTACGATCGCCTGCCACACAGGGTGAATGACATTGTTGTACAACCAGTCAAACACAGAGCCCAGGAATCGAATGGCGTTTACGAGCGCATTGATGATGTCGCCAACGACGCTTGCCGCTGCATGGATGAAATCCATGATGGCTTGCCACACCGCGTGAACGATATTATTCCACAGCCATTCGAACACGGAACCCAGGAACTGAATTGCGCCTTCGATCGCGGAGAGTACGGCTCCAATAAACTGCGCCGCTCCACGGATGAAATCCATGATGGCTTGCCACACCGGGCGGACGGCGTTGTTGTAAAGCCACAGGAATACAGATCCAAGGAACTGAATGGCGCCCCAGATTGCCTGGAAGATATTGCCGATGAATTGGCCTGCCGCCTGAATCGTAGCCTGGATACCATGCCATACCGGTTCGACAACGTTGTGCCACAACCAATTCCAGTGCGTAGCCATCAGCGCCACCGCTGTCGCTATCGGACCTAGGAGGATTCCGAGCAGCAGCGGCCAGTTGCCCTTAATCCAGTTAAAGACATCCTGGATCACATGGAGGACTGCATTCCACGCAGTATTGAGCGCATGCCATACGTCGACTCCGACTTGCTTCAAGGTATTCCAGTGCTTGATGATTTCGAGCGCTACGCCAACTAGTGGGAGGAACACAACCACTAGCAGTGGCCAGTTCGCCTTAATCCAGGTCCAGACCTCATGGATAATATCGCGGAATGTCTTGAAATGCTTATAGCATTCGAACACCGCAACGCCGACCGCGATGATCGCGATGATGACAATACCCCACGGACTTGTGAGGAACGCCAGCTTATTCGCGTTAATGGCAGCGGTGAATCCCTTCGTCTCAGCAGTAGTCGCAGCTTCTGCCAGCTTCAATCCGGCCATAGCTACGCCGAATCCTCGCAGGAATCCGGTGACGGTCTCGATTATAGTCATGGCTTTCATGCCAGCAACCAGCGCCGTGATTCCGACTGCCAGAGCATTGACCAGAGCAGGGTGTGCCTTCAATATATTAGCCAGCGCGTTCAGTGCAGGCAGCACGGCCGTGATTAGCCGCGCAGCGATGCCGGTAAACAATGGCAGGATCGGCGTCAACGCGATGATGAGATTCGCCGCAAGCGGAGCAAGCTGCTGAAGGGCTGGCGATGCCTGATGCAATGCTTCGGCCACTGCCTTAAGTACGGGCAGCAGAGTCGTGCCCAGCGAACTGCCGATCGAGTTAAGGGTGTGGAATACATCGGTCAGCGCGTTCTGTCCCTGAGCGGACGCGAAGAATTCCTTAGCCTTTTGTGTCAGGTTCACCAATGTCGTGAGCGTGAGGCCACCAGCGGAATTGGCTGCCTTGAATACAGACGCCAAGATCTCGGCGAGGTTGACGAAAATATGCACAAGCTGGTCGGCCGCGCGCCACGCATCGTTAAGCCACTTCGTAAGCTGCCCAGTCTGAGAGGCGCGCGTAATGAACTGGTCAAACTTCTGGGCTAGGTCAGTAAATAGCTGACCGAGCCTACCGAGCGCAGGAGCGCCGGCCGAGAAGAGTAGACCGAGAGCGTGCACGAGAGCTTCCGCTCCGCCTCGTGCATTGTAGATAGCCTGAGCCGTGCCACCGAGGACGTCGTTCAGTCCACGTAGGAACGTGCCCGACGATGCCGCGTGCATGGCGCTGGCGGCGAAGTCGCCCATGGCCCGGGCAATGTTGGGAAGCTGACCCTGCAACACCGGCAGGATGTTATGGATCAACGTACCGAGCTGTGTATTGATCGGACCCCAGAAGTTGTTACCGACCGCATTACGTAGCTCTTGAAATGCACCACGAAGCGCAACGATCGATTGGACCGCTTGCGCTTGCTGCGCCGGCATGTCCTGAAGATCCTTAGCGAACGCTTTCCAGTTACCAGAGAGACCATCCTTGATGGCCTGGCCGGTCCCCTGCGTCGCTAGCTTAAACACCCCTAGCGCAGCAGCAGCGCCGCCCAGTAGGGCCGGTGCAGCTACCAGGCTGCCTGCCAGTGGCAGGAGAGAAGCACCGAGGCTAGCGACCGAAGGTGTCGCAGCGGCGGCAGCTATGCCGATGAGTGCCATCTTGGATGCCACGATGCCAGCGACGGTGGAGAATACCGAACTGCCCCGATCAAAACCGTTCTGAAAACCTTGGGTGGCTGCCTTGCCTCCAGCCTCACCAGCCTCGCGAGACTTCAGTTCAAGCAGGGTCTTAAATCGTTCCATCTCCGCGAGGCCGGCTTCGGCGTCGACACGGATCCGGGCGGTAGGCGCCTCGCGAGCCAACTTCTCTAGCTCGTGCTTAACAAGCTCGATCTTTGTGAGTGCTTCTTCGGGAGAAACATTCAGTGGAATGCGAGGCAGGTCAAGAGCGCGCAGCCTTTCATTCAAACGGCGCGCGGCCTGGTTGCCAGCTTCGAAGCCAGCTTCCCCGGCCTGCGCCGCAAAGTCCGCTTTGAACTGAGTGAGGTTATCGAGTTGGGGCTTGACCTTGACATAGGCGTCAGCGATGCTACCCACTCTCGCTCACCTCCTCGGCCATACCCATCCCTCGCAGTGTATTGAGGTTTGTCTGCCTCTGCATCTCTCTTGGTGTCAGCCCGCGAGGGTTCTCGGGGAAGAGTGCCGCATAGACGTCGTTCTGCTCTCGCGTCTTCGGCAGCTTGGGTTCCGACATCAGCCACTCGTCCCACGCTTCGCGTTCATCATCGAGGTTAGGTATCTCGATGTCCTCGGATCCGCTAGCAATGGCTCCGTGTACTGCGATCATTACCCGCATCCTGTTCCGCTCTTCGTTGCGATCCGCGAGTAGCGCATAGACGAATGAGCAGAGTTGGAACAGGCTTAGTTCTCCCGTTGCCCCGCCCCAACTAGCCCGCCTTGGGCTTCGTAGATTGCCTTCTGAAGATCCGGCCGACCAGTGAGCTGGCCCATTGCCGAGTCGACCGTATCGATAGGCTTCGCCTGTTCGATCGCGCGACTTTTGGCCTGCCGCGAGGAGCTTGCCCTCGATTTCTTGGCGGTGGTGGGCGGCGTAGGCCCAGAGTCGGATGGCTGCGTAGTAGGGAAACCCGCCGACGCCTCCACAATGGCCTTGGAGATCTGCATGAGGTCGTTCAACTTCTGGCGCTTCTTGAGCGCGAGCTGCCAGAACATGTCCCAGTCATCCGGGTGAATCTGTCGCTGAAGGAATTCCATCGTCAGCCGAACGCCCTCGGTCTCGTTCTCCGAGTTGACCTCCATGGCCTTGGACATGAAGTCGAGGTACGTCAGTTCGCCGGATTCGGGGTGGACCCGAATGACCTCGCCGAAGTAGCCGAAGGTCAGATCGATGAAGTCGTTGTGGTCGACGCCGAAATCGCCGATGGAGCGTGTCTCGCGTGCAGTGATCTCTTCCATTACATCCTCTTCCTGGTAGAAGTGTCTCAAGTAGACAGACCCTGCCCCGGAGAAGTAGGGCAGGGTCCGTCGACTCGTTACGCCCGGGTCGTACCGGCCGTGTAGAACTTGAACGGATTGCCCGCCGAGGGGACCTCGAAGTTGAACTCGCACGGGATCGTGGCGTACTTCGGGACCTTGTCGAACGACGTCTTCAGGGTGCCGCCCTGGAAAGCTTGGTAGATGATGATGCGCATGGTGGAATCGAGAGATTCCCACCCGAGCATCGCCCGAACCTCAGTGCCCGGCGCCGGTGGAATGAAGCTGTTGAGCTGAGTCGCACCGGAGCCAGAGACAACGGTCAACGTGCCACCGTTCAATGCCCGGTTCCAGTTGGTCAGCGTGTAGTTGGCGAGAGCGAAAGCGAACTTGCCCTGACGTTCCGTGGTCGCCCACTTGATCGGGTCGAAGAACTCGGCCACGGAAACCGCAGCCACCTTCGTCTCATAGGTGAAGTCCGATCCGGACTCCGTCGCACCGAGGGACAGCCAGGCACCTGGCCACGCGTCGGTGAACTTCGATCCGACTACCGTGTTCGCAGGTTCCGCTGACAGAAGCGGGGCCCAGAACAGATAGCCAGGGTCCGTCAATACGACGGGCGTGGCCGTAGTAGGCATTACTTACCCTCCTTCGGGGCCGGAGGCGCAGATGCCGCCGGCGGCTTCGGTTCATCGGCCGGCTTCACTCGCGTGACCAGCCCCATCTTCTCCCAGTTCTGGGCCTCCACAGTGGACTTCGGCACAGGGCTGCCGGCGGTGAAGGCCAGCGCCGAGCCGACATAGATGTCGGTCGCTGCCACGAAGTGGCTGTACTCCCACATCTGTTCCTTCATGTACCGGTCAAGCTCGTCCGGGGTGTCACCGTATCGCCGCACACCCTGGTTCTCCTGCGCCATTTCCATTCTCCTCTGTGTCGATCAATGCGGGTTACGGAATGATGACAGCGTATGCCTTCTGGGCGGTGTTCGCCGATGGCGTTCCCTTGGCGAAACCGGCGTTGCCGCCGCCCTGGTCGAACCGTCGAGTGCCGTCGTTGTCGATGAACAGGATGACGACGCCGGTCGCTGGAATGGTGACCGTCAAGTCCTGGTCGATGCCATAGTTCGATGTGACGACGGAGTCCCAGGTCACCGTTCCGCCGGTACCCGCCGAAGTCCAGATGATCAACGTTCCGGTTCCGGTGTTGATCGGGTAGAGGTCGCCAGTACCAGTGGTCGGAGTGACTCCGACCGCCGTGATGTCCTGACCGGCGGTCGTACCGGTGAAGGACGCGCCGACGTTCACCGCAGTAGTGCCCGTAACAGTAGCCATCGAGGTTATCCTCCGGTTCGATCGCGCGCCACGGGATCTTCCCGTACGGCTCGGTCTATGTCCATGTGGTACTTTACCGTCTCGGCAGCGAGGATGTTGAACATGACCGCAGCAGCGTGATCCTCGTCAGTCTCTCCTGATAGCCATTGTGCCATATGTCGCTCCGCCGACGCATAGAACGTCTCCAGCTCCTCGGGACCTCTGGCCTTTTCCCAGTTCCGGTCACCGTATTTGGCAGCACCACGGCCGAGCAGCTCAGCGAGACGCGTCAACATTTGATAACGGTACGGTACGCCCTTCGGCCGGGCAAGATCGAAACGTGGCTTTCCTTCTTGGATGTCGCGGCGGAACCCCGAACTGAACTCCCGGCGCGAGCCACCATCTTTCGTGACATAAGACATGGGTCGCTCCCGTCGTCCCGGCGGAGTTGTCTCGATCCCGAGAGCAATGCGATTAACTGGCAGCATGCCCTAGATGCTAGGCGAAGCCAGCTCCGATCGGAGCGTCGCCGAACGCTGGCACGAGGAACGGACGTGCATGCATATACCTGGTCCCACGCTCATGGAAATACATGTAGTAACGCTCCCTGGTCCAACTCACGTCGACCACCCATTCACCACCATCGAGGATAGCTTCGGCGTGAATGCTTGCCGCACCGGCCCCCGTACGCTTCGGAGCAGCAGCTTGAGCCGCGCGGATATTCGGCTCGACTAGCGCCAGCAGCTCGTCTCTGAAGGTCGGGTCATGCAGCATTCCCTGGATCTCTTCATAGTTGAATACGACCTCGACCTGTGCCATCAGAATGCCAAGTTGCTGAACATCGATCCGATCTTCATTTCGAGCGCAAGGTATGAAGTGGTTTCGTTGTCAGTGATCTGGAAGTCACCCTGACCACGGCCAATACCGCGCCACGAGTGACCCTCGCCAAGGTCCGGCTTCTGAATGAACAACGAGGTGAGCTGTGTTGCCATGGCCACAACCTGATCGTCGGTCACCCGCGCGCTGCACACCGGCCGAACCGTTGCCTTGAAGTAGACGGAGAACGATCCCTCTTCATAGATCATCGTTCCATAGTTGTCGAGCTGGTTGGCTTGCGGCTGCGAGAATCGAAGACCCCCGCCATAGATGCACATATCCCAGGCATCCATCGGCGGCTCATCGTACGAGATGGTCGTTCCGTTCTGCCCGTTCGCATCAGTCTGGAATGCTTGCCCCGACGACTGAAGGAAGAGAAGCCGGTCAAAGAATAGCTTCTTCGCTTGATAGGCACCGATCGCTACTGCTGTCATCACTCAACTCCTGATGTTCTCGTGGCGCCGCCGACTCCACCTGAGCCTATCGGACCACCGCCAGCTTGCCCGGTAGTCGTCCCCATACCTTCAGCCTGCCCACTTATCGATTGCTCTCCCTCGACATTACCGAACACAACAGGCTGTATTGGAGACCCGCCAACAGTAGTCACATCGTCAGTCAAGCCGGCCGAGTCGAGCAGTACATAGAGCTGCATTAGTGCTGTCGAGTCGGTCAGGCCAGCAAGGTCTGTTGCTGTCACAAACTTTGTGAGGAAAGTGGAGGATGTATCTGTCAGACCAGAGGAGTCAGTATATGTCTTTGCCTGTGTAATAGCGGCGGGGTCGGTCAGTCCAGTGTCATCGGTACGAATCAGGGACTCGATGAATGCAGTGGTATCGGTCAGTCCAGTGTCATCGGTTGTCGTAACTGCCTTGATGGAAACCTCGGTAGCGTTATCCGTAAGGCCGGAGTCGTCGGTTCGCACGAGGGATACGGTCAGCGAGTCCGTATCGGTCAGGCCCGAATCGTCGGTTCGTACCAATGCTTCGGTGAATGCGGTGGCATCAGTTAGGCCGGAGTCGTCGGTCTGAGTGACCAACTTGATGACGGCCTCTGTAGCGTTATCGGTCAGGCCAGTGTCATCCGTACGGACCAGCGACACGGCAAGGGAGTCCGCATCGGTCAGGCCGATGCTGTCGGTATATACGAGGTCGCGCTCGATCGCAACGGTGTCAGTCAATCCTACGTCATCGGTCTGCGTTACTGCCTTAATGATGGCTTCGGTGACCGTGTCGGTAAGACCAGAATCATCGGTGCGCACGAGAGACTGAGTGATAGCAACGGAATCCGTCAGTCCCGAATCGTCAGTACGAACAAGAGCCTCGGTGAATGCTGTCGTATCGGTGAGGCCAGAGTCATCGGTACGAACTAGATCCTGCTCGAATACAACGGCATCGGTTAGGCCCGAATCGTCGGTCTGCTCTCCCGGATCCCAAATCGTTCCGGCGACAGTATCGACCCCGTACCACTGACGCTGATATGCAGCAACGACTTGGATGAGCAGCGGGAACGGAAGCGTGGGCAGCGGGGGTGAGTCTGCAAAGCCACCGGCCGCAAAGTCATCAACCAATGTGCCCGTAGCGACTGGACTGGATGACCATATGCCAGATTGGCCGGTGGCTGTGATCGAGGTATCGACAGTGTCCGCACCAACGATCTGGCCGTTGTAATACACGCGAAGGACATTGCCCTGCACCTCAAGTCGGCAACGCGCGCCAGCCACATAGGTAATGGTGCGTGTCCAGATGGAGGTGAATGTGCCGGCGACAAACTTCTGTAGAGCAATATTGCTAGAAGCAGCGATGTTTACCGCGACGCAATAGCGGGTATTGGCACCGGTTGCTATGCGGACGGACGGGCCGATGCCCGTGCCGGCGCCGGTCGTAGTGGCGCCGACCGTAATGGCGACTTCCGCCCACGAGTCGGCTGGCATTGCGGCGGCATGATATGCAGCTGAGTCATTGGAGTCGACGGCAGCGTGACAGCTATTGCTCGCTAGCTGCAAGGCGCCTTGACCACTCACGGTGGTCCATGGGGCACCGATTGGGTTAGCGTCAGCCCGATTGAAGTCGTCGGTCGCCAGGGTGACCAGGGTCGACATTGGCCACCCTCTCAGTCATCGACGATTGTTAGTTCCACACCATCACGCGCAGGTGGTTGACAACGACCAGGTTCGATGCACTCGACGCACCATAGGTTGCACTGACACCGATCGCTCGCTCGATGGTCGTGTCGATCGTAACGGTACGAAGGGCGGCCGTGACGGGGATCGGCACCTCTGCATTGAATGCAGTCAGCGATGAACCGAACTGCTGCTGACCCTGGCCGACCAGCGTTCCGGCCGTACCCACGCCAGTGCAGACGCCTTCCCACTCCATCCACCACGGCCATGCCGCCGGGGTAGTGCCGGTAGTGAATGCGCCGCCGATGGCGATGTCGCCAGTGATGGTTCCACCTCGTGTGCCGAACCAGAACCCCAGCGTCAGCGAGGCGCCAGTCAGCGATGAGTAATGCCCACCGGCCCGTATGTAGAGCTTCGTACCGGCCCGCATCTTTCCACCGAGGATCACCGGAAGAGGCTGCGGGCTGACGTCCTTCTTCGTGGTGAATGTATCGAACTGCGCACCGGCTGCGGTGTGGTACGGTCCGATACATTCGGCGAGGTAGATATCCACGTCAGACCCCCAGGAACTTAGCGTTCCACGTGATGACCAGCGTGTCGCTCGCCGTCTTGTTGATCGCGGTGAATACGATCCGGTGCGCGGTGTTGGCCGCCGTGGACGTGGCGTTCGTACCGGCATCGTTGACGATCACTGCCTCGGTAATGGCTGCGTTCGTCGCGGTACCGGCTGGCCACGTGGTCTTGTACTGGCCGTTGACACCGAGCCCAGCACCGAGGTTCACGGTGGCCGGGAACGATGTGTCGAATCCGAGATTCGAAGCGGACAGGTAGGTGACCAGAGCTGCACCGGCGCCAGACTTCGCGACCGCAGTAGTACCGGTCCCGAGCTTCATGCCAGACATCTTCGTAGGCTGAGCTGGCGCAGCCGGGGTAACCAGCGCGATCGCCATGCCCGCGTAGTACAAGTCACCGGCATCAGTGATGAGGTTCGTTACGTGACGCTCATCGACCAGTTCGCCATCGCGAAACAGTTCGATGTGTGCCACTCCGCGTTGACCGGCCTCGATCGCGGCCAGCTTCGCCATGGCGACGTCCTCGGGATCGCGCGGCAAAGGTGAACGGGTCTCCCGAAGGTTCCCATCCGATCCGTACAGCGCCACCATGTGTTCCATGCTCGCCTCCACTTATGCGAATCCGTGACCGATGTCGTACCGCGCGTATGCGGCATCAACAGCCGGGATGCCGACCAGCTCTTGAGTTGGCTGGGACAGGTTGTAGGTGGTGCCGTTGTTCGTATTGACAGTCTGCGCCTTCAGTGCAATCGAGGGGTCGAACTGGGTGAGCAGATGACGGGCGTGGATGATGCACGCATCGTGAATTCCCTGCGGTACCCAGTCGAGACCATACTCGTATTCAACCGCGATGTTCTGTCGGCCCCACAGCCATACTGCACCACGCCGCGAGATCTCGCCGGCAAAGCCAAACTCGACTGCGGTCAGGCCAGCTCCGGATAGGTTCACACGGTCGTCGGTCCGCGTGCCCACGGCCACCGCCCGGATGGCTCGGATGTTTACGGACGGCAGCAGTAGAGCGAAGTCGTTATTTCCATCGAGGAATGTGCGGGCGAAACGCGGAACGAACGCGCGGCCAGTGATTCGTTCACACGCGACCTCGGCCGCTGTGCGTGCATCGATCAAGTTCTGTGTGGTGTACGTACGGCCGCTGACCTGGCCCGTGTTCAGTATTGCTCTCAGTTCATCCAAACTGAACAGGTACCCGCCGCAGACTTCGACGTAGTCACGTACGACGACCGGACCGCCGCCTACGGTGCCAGACCAATCAACTGAGAAGATATCGAGCGCGGCGCATTGGACATCGGTGAGTGCGAACTGATAGAGCCCGGTGGTGCCGGGGTGGTTAGCCGTTCCGCTAACCACCGCCGACCCATCGAGACGCTTAACCGTATAGGTGACGTTGCCAGAAGCGTCCGACGCCGTCTCATCCACCTTGAACGTATGTGAGATGGTGGCTGCCGCGTTCTGTCGCACCCTGACAAGTCCCGCCATGGTTTACGCCTTCGAAGACGCGCCGGGCGCCTTGCGCTCGACTGGTGGGGCCACCTTCGGGTCCGGCTTGGACTCGTCCTTTGTGGACGCCTCTTCGGCTTCCTCGGCCGCGAGTCGACGACCGACCGCCGCGCGACGCTTGGACGAGACGCCGAGTGCATCGAGCCGCTTATTGGCGAGCTTGATTCCCTCGGTCAACCCGAGCCGCGTCGCTTCCTCCAGCTCGTTGAGAGCCTGTTCGACGTCGCCACGTTCCTTCTGCTCAGACATGTCAGTAGCTCCAGAGATCGTAGGTGTTCACCATGCTGCCGACCTGGTTGGACGACGTAACCCGGAACGCTGCCCAGGGGATATCGACCGGGATGAGTAGCCAGAACGTACCAGCCGCAGCGACATGGAACAGACCGGAGTTGAGTGTCAGTGCAGCCGACGAACCCGAGATGACGTTCTGCCAGGGAAGCGGATACCAGACGCTTGCATCTCCCGATCCCTCCAGAAGATAGTCGCACGCCGTTCCCGTAGCCGCGATGATGCGGAGCAGCGATCCCTGGAATTGGCGATCGTTGCTGCGCAGGATAGCGGTGTCGGTCGATACCGCGTTGGCTGCCTGTGCCGTCGCGAGGTTGACGGGGGTCGCCCCACCTCGTTGGATCGGCTTGTTTGCCATGTCTCCTCCTCCGTCCTATGTGGAAAGTGGTGCGCTGAGGATCGCCCAGCGCACCACCACCACGTTCGGGTTACGCGCCGGTACCGGAGAAGACCGGCGGAACGAGGCCAGAGCCTTCGATCTGCACGACAGAACCGGAGTAGCGCCGGAAGGAGTAGGCGAAGTAGCCGTACAGCACGAGCAGGACGCCGAGCGAAGCCGCCGCCGTCTGCTCCGCACGCAGGAACACCGGCGCCGCCGGGTCCTCCCACAGGTGGCACTCCTGCGCCGTGGTGACGTAGATCTGGTCCTGCGTACCGCCGGTCAGAGCAGTCGCCAGACAGACGGTCGACACGTTGGCATCGACGATGACCTTCAGGCCGTTCGCCAGGACGCCACGAACCGAGGTGCCGTACACCGCGTTCGCAGACTCACCGGTCGACTGGGCGATCGGACCCATCGGCTGCGCGAGCAGCGACGGGTACGTGTTGCTCACGGCCGACAGGAACGCGTACCAGCGCCGAGGGTGCATGACCACGGTGTCAGGCTGAGCGAAGCCCAGCATGTTGGTCTCCACAGTGGAGGCCGCACCGATGATCTGGCCGTACTGCTGGGCGATGGTCGGAGTAGCCGTGGTGAACGACTGCGCCGTGCTGACCGCCGCGAGTCCGGTCGTCGCCTGCGAGAGCAGGGTCAGGTCCAGGACGGTGGCGTAGCGACGGAACAGGTCATCCATGACGACCTCTTCGACACCGGTACCACGCTCGATGGCCTGCCGAGAGAGCGTCTGCTGACCGGCCGCCGTCTGGATGTTCTCCGTCAGCAGCGTGTCATCGATGTTCGTCTCAGAGACGGCCGAGTTTTCCGACGCCTGAAGGGCAGCGGAAGTCGAAGTGGTGATCCGGGAGATGTTCACGGTCATGCCAGACTCGGGCAGATCGTGATGGTTGCAGACGTTCGCGAACGGACGCTGCGCGGCCGTGGCCGGGGCGTACATGTCGGTCAAGTACTGGGGGACGGTGAGGCCGGCGAAGGCGCCAGTGCCCGCAGCACGAGTGAGGTACTTCGATCGCTCGACGCGCTCTTCCTGCATGTGCCGGGCGAGGCGACCCTCAGCCTCGACGTCACGGAACAGGAACGAACGCGTGACGTCACGAATGAACGCGCCGCCCTTGCGGTCGTTGCCCTTGTGGTAGGTCCGCTCCTCGGCGCCGACGCGGGCGACCTCGTCGTACTTCGCGGGAAGGCGGACAGCCTTCGATCCGTCGCGGGTCTGGAGATCGGCCTCGATCTCTTCCTCGTCGGCCTTGGCCTGACGGATCTGAGCGAGCTTCTCCTCGACACCCTTGACGTCACCCTTCGCCTGCGCATAGCGCTTGCGAGCTGCCTCGATGTCCCGGTCCTCGTCCTCGGAGAGGCGCGGCCGACCCTCGGCACGGGCGGTAGCAAGGATGGTGCGCTGCTCGGCGAGCGCGCGATCCCGCTTCTTGATGGCCTGCTCAAGCTCGATCTCCGCAGAGAGTTCGAGCTCCTTGATCGTAGTCATTGCAGATTCCTCCACTGGTAGAACTGTCTGGATGTTCTACTCAGCGCGATTCACCTGTCGGCCACTGACTATGACTGGTCCGCTGGCCCGTTAGCGCGATGAGTCTTGCAAGTTGTGGTGCGCGCATTGACTATGACTGGTCCGCTGCGCTACGTCGACTACTGTAACAGGTTCCATCGTTCGATGTGCTAGTCGACGTCCATATCCATTTCGTCGATGGCGAGCATGGCTTCAAGCGAAGCCACGGAACGACCGGACTTCTCGGTCCCCTGAACCACGTTGCGACGTTCCTGCCGAGCCGCGTCCTCCTCGCGATCGAGCAAAGCGAATGCATCGGCGAGGCGGTCGAGCTTCTCGATGTCGGACCGGGCTTCGAGAATGGCCTGGGCCTTCCGAGCCACGACGGTAGGCAGCTTGCGAAGATCCTTGAGGATCCCCGGGGTCCGAGCCGAGATCGAGGTATAGGGATTCGCGCCGAGGTTGACCGCACTCACGTCGCCTCGGTTGATATCGAGCTTCGTGATCGTGAACTGGGTGTAGTCGTCCGACCAGCGACCCTCTTCGAGCATGAAGGCGAACGACATCTCGTCGACATCACCATCGTCGATTGCTCGATACAGGTCGGACACGTCGGTCCGGTTGGGGTTGCAGTAGGCATTCATGGTGAGCCCAGCATCGGTCATCGACAGGGTGAGCGAGCCGTTCTTCGTCCGGGCCATCGTCAGTCCGCGATGGTTGATCAGGAACGGAACGTCCGGGCTGTTGGCCAGCGTCTCCGTGAAAGCACTCGGCACAACGATCTCATCGTACGAACCCATGAAGTCCCACATTTCGTACGGCTGATTGGTCACCGAGGCGACGCCGTTGAAGTGGATCCGATCCTGGCCGTTGAACTCGGCCCGCTTGGCGAGCATCGTGGCCGGTACGTCACGGAGACGCGCGAAGTCCTGGGTCGGTACGGCAGGCTTCTGCGTCAACGCTCGCCATTCCTTGCGCTCCACAAGGGGACCGAACGCGAGTCGCGACTCAGTGGTGATCAGTTCCCCTGGCTCAATGCCGGCAGCCTCGTAGAACGCGGCGCGCTCTTCCGCCGCTTGCCGACGCTCTTCGCTGATGTCGTTCATTGAGATGCCTCCACACTTGAGAGTTTCATGGCTGAGAATATCAGGACTTCGTATCGTCCGAGCTGGTCACCGGAACGATCGTTGGTGGCGCTGCCGGGGGTCCATAGATAGGTACGAACGACTCGATCTGGTCCGGAGTCAGCGGCTCGCGGTCATCGAGCGCACGCGCCTCATCATTGGTCAGCAGTCGGGCCGAAATCAAAGCACCGATGTACTGGGCACGCTGCAACGGATCCATCCGAAGGATGCCATCCGTGTTGAGCTTGACATACCTCGGCTGTGCCGTGAGCTGAGTCAGAGCCATCTCCCGACGTATCACAATCGGGGCAAGCTTCAGGACCAGCAGCTTCAAGTGCTGCTGCGTTATATTCGCGTACTTGATATTGCTCCCGACGCCTGCCGTTGCGTCGATTAGGTCGGTGGGGACGCCAAAGAAACGTGCCACGTCCTCCAGGCTGAACCGTCGACCGTCGAGCCATTCGTTCCCCATCTTCTCGGCCTGAATACCATTCCACTCCCAGTCAATACCATGGACGAATATATCTCCATGATTGACTGAGGCGACGTAGCGGTCCTTGATGATGCGGGCTTCCTTAGCATCGAGCTTCTTCGATAGGTGCTTGAGTTCTGCCTTGGGCATTCCACCGTTGCCGAACCATTCGAGCGCGAAGTCTTGCATCGACAGGTATTCACCGATGGTCCACGCAGCATAGTTCACCGGAGACATGCCGACATCGAGACCAGCGACTGGGTATTGCCGTTCGTGCCAGACCTGGTCAGTGCCGTACCAGGTCGAGTCATTGCCGAACTTGTATTGGAGCTTGCCACCGTTCCGACGGACGATAGTTTTGGCGGCCTGCTGAAGCTCGATCACGGCCGGCAGATTGTTATTGGTCCGTTCAGTGATAATTCCGAATGTGTTTCCGAACCGATCGAGGTCAACCTGAGTAGCGTGCAGCCAGTGAACCAGCGGCCACTGCGGGCCGCCGGGGTTGACCAGGATCTCAGGTGTGGTGACATGGACTCGCGCGCCGAGTACGTTGCGGTAGACATCGAGCGGGAAGGTTGAAAGCAGCTCGGCGCGCAGATTGATACAGGCCCATACGGCAGAGTGCCGCATCATGGTGTCGCCGTTGACGTTGACCGTACCGAACCGGTTCATCGCGTTGCGGGACGGGATCTGCCCATCGAGCGCGATCGGTCCCTTGAGGTTGGCGACACGCTTCTGATACCCAGGAACAACCCGACTGAGGAACTGCGCGACCGACGCCAAGTCTCGGTAGTCGATCACGCTTGGTCCTCCTTCTTCTTCTTGTCCCGATCCGGGTACGCGATCAGGCAATCGAAGTAGTGCTGTATTGGCCCGCCTTCGTAGTCTGGGTATTTACCGCAGTCGGCGCACTCGCCATCGAGCCCTAGCACAGATTCGAGAACATCGTAGTCTTCATCCATCTCCGCCTCGTATCCATGCATAGCCAGTGTTACTGCGTACAGTGGTGCGATGCTGACCGCGCCACCGATGCGGTCCCAGGCAAACGTCCGGTTCTTGGCAGAAATCATCTTACGTGCATAAGCCACTGCCTGTGATAGTACCGGCTGCTCCAGGTGCTTCGCTTGGACTGGATTGTCCTCTCGACCGTGGATCGCATCCTCCCACCGCGCGCACGCCGCTGAAATCTCCAGGGTGTTCGGCTTAAGTACCGTGATGCCTAGATTCTCCAACGGCAGGATGAGTGACTGAGCTGGCCCACGGGGATCGATGACTACCGAGACGACGTCGTTGCGCTCCGCCACCCCGGCCATGTACGGAACAACCCAGTCGAGTCCCTCGATCTCGTCCGGGATGTCGTCGCCGTTCGGGGCAATGATCTCGGTGTGCCAGTGCCCGTCGCGACGTCGACCAGCAACAGCGATGTAGGCGCGAGTTCGGTCTTCGTCGACATCGATGCCCACTGCGACGCCGCGAGCTGGTTGCGAGTTGACGTCACCGAGGTCGTTCCATATGGCTTCCTTGACAAGCGTCCAAGTCGGACGGTTATCCTTCGGCCACTGACTCAGGTACTCCGCGCAGAAGTCGATGAGATCCATCGATCGGAAGTCGCTACGGATCGCCTGCACCGTGATGGTGTGGCGCCACTTCTTCTCGGGATCACAGGAGCATGGCAGCCTCGGGTCTTCGTTAGGGCACAGCGCCGGCATAGAGCGATGCCAGTTGACCGGGTCGGACGGGTCGGTCGCCGGACCGGTCCAGTTCAGTGGATCGGCCGGGTCATCGCCGGGCTGCCATTCCTTCATCGGCAAGCCGAAATAGAAGAATGCGACACCATGCCGGACGTCGTTCCGGCACATCGCGATGCCTTCCTTCATTTTGTCGCGAAGGAACTGGCTGTCCTGCGTCCCAGCTCGCGCCAGTCCGGGGACCATCGAGGTAATCCAGAGCTGCTTCGATGGACGGGTCAGCATGGCGGGTCGCATGCTCAGCTCGCGCCCCTTATCGGCCGCCCACGCCTCATCGATGGAACCAAAGTCGAGCGAGTCACCGGTACCGGCGGTCTTCTTTGTGCCGGCGGCAGGAGACCACATGGAACCATTGACCCACATGATGGCTTCTTGGTTGATCCGAAGCCTAGTGGTGAACATCGACTTGAATGTGGACGCTTCTAAGCGCTTGATGTGGATGTCTTCCCACTTCTCCCGCGCCTTCGATCCGGTCTGCGTAGTGTAAAGGATCGTCTGCGGTCCAAAGCGTTCGAAGCCGATAGCTCGATGCGTCATCACCGGCAGGAGCAGCTCAGTCTTTCCGTTCTGTCGCATGACCACGAGCACGACTGCGTCATAGAAAGGGATACCTGTGTGCTCATCGACCTCCAGCGCTACGTCGACCACGTAACGCTGCCATGGCATGAATGGCCTACCGAGACTCTCCGCAATGTCGGCAACGTTCGGTCCCAGCGTCAGACGTTCCGGGCTGCGACGTGTCCCGTACAGGGGTTGACAACCGCCGAAGTAGTGCGGCGACGGATTCGGTGTCTGCATTCCCCACGTCCTGAAGCCGATTGATGGTCTGCCGTAGTTCTGCATTCAACTTAGCGAGTGCAGTGATGTCGTCAGTCTGGCATTGGTCGAATGCCCTCGCCAGCTTGAGCGCCATCTCTTTGAGAGAACTACGCATCCCTACATCTAATTTCCCAACTCGGGCGATATCGGCGCGAACGCTCAGCTCGACCGCGCCGGGCACCACGACAGGAACATTAGGATCCTCGTCCTCTGTCATACCGTGTGCCTCCGTCGCGTGCCGTACATCTCGCAGTATCTAGAACCATCAGTGCCTATCCAGAACCAGTATCCGCCCACCACATCGCTCGACCTATGTAGGACGATGCGGCACCAACGGCACCAGACCAGAGACATTCACCACTTCCGACTGCGATTCGGTTCCTGCACTATTTGCCTATTTGAGCCTGAGCCCTTGCGTTGGTTACAGACTAGACCACAAACCTCGCATCGGTTGACCGCGCCGGTATTGCCCATAGAACCGTGCGCCGGCTGAAGGTTTGTCAGCTCATCGAAACCAGGGACGCGTTTACCGTCTGGTCCGCGCGGCCAGTCCACATCGGAGATTATGTGATCGGCCGTCTTTGCGCCGCCATGGTGGCAGATTCCGCAGACGTCGGAGAGCGCTAGCAGGATATCCCGGTTGCGTCGATATTTGCGGTTGCCCATTCCTCCTCGACCGCTGGCGCCGCTCACCAGCCATTCACCACATAGATGAGCGCCATGCCGGCGAGCCAGACGAATAGGACAATGCCTAGGAAGATGCGGTCACGAGTTTCCATACACAGCAAGATACCCCCAGCGCCCGCACAAACGCTGAGGGTATCTCACTTAGGCTCGACGGTTGGCTGCTCAGGACCTTCCGGAGCCACACTCACGAGCGGAATAGCTGGTGCTCGATGCCTTTCTCCCTGGCGTAATCGTAGCACTGAGTGGCGCCCTTGGAACGTTGATGTATGAATGCCAACAGGTACTCGGGAATGGGAGCGTCGTCACACATCAGCTCGTTGCGAACGAATCCCTGCACCGGGCAAATACTGCCCTTGGGGTCTGGTCGGCGGTGCGCTCCCAGCTCTTGCTTGTTCCATGGCGGAAACTTATCGCATCGACCAGGGACGCATGGATCGTGCCACTTCGCTTCGTACACCTTGCATGTGACGAACTTCGATCTGACCGAGGCATCCGCCCAAGCCTTTACGAACTTGTCTACGCCGCGAGCGTCGCCAACGCGGAGGTCGAGCTTCTGCTTGCGGTCGCGGGCGGAGTCAAGGCAGAGCTGCAATGCAGCGGCCACTCTACGGAGGTCGGGCCAGGTTCGTGACCCAGTGACGAGTACGAGCATTACCGGTACCCCAGTATCTTCATAACGTCCTCGATCAGGACCGTCGTCCGACCATTGTATGCCGCCGACTCGCAGAGCTGAACGATCCTGGCCGCGCGATTGGCGGCGGTCTGAAGGCGAGTCTTCAGCTCGTCCCGGTGTACGACCACGGAAGCGATGGATTGCTTCTGCGTGTACACCTGCTCGCGCAGCTCGGCCAGCTCGAACGCATTGGTTGCCATCTGTTGCTTGATCTCGTCGGTCATCATGAAACACTCGCAGCGATGTATCCGATCCAGGCGATCATCGACACGTTAATTAGTGCCGATATGTAGAACGCTCGCTTCGTCAGGATCCTGCGCGGCTTGCCAACCCAGCGGGACTCCAGCCAGGTCGAGAGGACCAGCAACGCGATGATGAAATACGCTCCAGCTTGGAACGCATCCTTCTTCACATCCACCGTTTTCCATCCTTCGTTTCATGTACCGGTACGGACTGGCCACCGAGGTTCGTCACGAGATGATTGCCACCCTTGCCGAGGCGGCCGATGCACGGTTGATCCCGGGTGATGTACTGCTGGGTCCATGGCTTGTCATCCTCGCCATCGACGGGGACGTGCACACGGAGCTTGTGCATGCATCCGCCTACTGCGATGTATTCCTTGACGAGATCCTTCAGTTCGTCCAGCTTGGACAGTTCGCGGTCGCGATCCTTCTGGCGCAGCTTGGCAAAACTGGCGAGCGACCCTGCGATTGGAGCGCTCCGAACTTTGTAATCCGTACGCCCTGGCATTACAGCATCCCCACAATCTTTTCGGGTATGAGCACTATGGCTACACCGCAAAGGCAACAGAGCACAGCGGTGATGAGCACAACGACTTTGAATGCGCGCCACATGGCTTCGCCGATGTTCGGATCCATTACATCGCCCAAATCCAGAGACCGACCTTAACGGCCATCTCCACGAGCAGGAACGTCAATGACACGAGCACGAGCAGGATGATGACTGTCCCGACACGCTCGCTCGCCTTACGCAGTCGCGGCGAGTTTGCGAGCGAATCAGGTATAGGAGTACCTGAGGGCTGGCCCACGCCGAGGTCAGCATTGCGGCGGCGAGAATGGCCGCGTGGATCGCCCCGTTCTGGAATGCCCGGATCGGGAAGTCTCGGACGCGGACTTTCGAGAAGCTCTCTCGGGACCTCGAAGATTCTCGATGTTTGATCGAGAATCTTTTCGGTATACGCGGCGGATTCGAGCTTTTCAAGGATGTCCGGCGGGACGTCGAAAGTGTAGGGCTGGTCATCAGACGGTGGCTGGTCGGGTGGCGTTGGCGCATTCACGGTGTGCGAGTCCCATCAGGGGAGTAGTAAGCCAGACCGTAGGCTGGCCATCGAAAATGCCCAACTTGCAGATCTTGCAGTTGGTTAGGCGCAGGTCCCTTTTGGAGCCCCGCGATGCGGCCTTGGATGCGAAGTAGTCGGAGTCTTTCGAACGCACTAGTCTTCCAATCTCCGCATAAACTCATCGATCGACATGAGCCTGAACCTGAACATGTCATTGACGAGTCTAGCCTGGATGACTGTCTCGCATCCGGACAGGAACACCGGGATGCTGTCGTCGCCCGGATCGCGCGGGCCGTGGACGATGCCACCCTCAGCGAACATCAGTTCTCCCGGATCTGCACGCCGAGAGCATTGGCTCGGGCCTGAGCGCGAACGGCAGCGGTGCCGGTGCCGCCAGCGTTGTTCCATTCGTTCAGCGCACTACAGAGCTGACTCGTCTGATGTGGAGCGAGCGTGACCCCGGTGGTCTGCGTCTTCGTCGCGCTACCCCGAGAGTCCTTATTGACGGCGCTCCATGCGCCGCCAGCGGCCGGGGATACCTGAGTAGTCGTCATGGCTTCGCTCCGTAAGTCTCGGCGATGAACTTCTGGATCTCTGACAAAGAGAGGTGACTGTACCGCGCTTTAATATACCCCAGCGCCTGGATGATGTTCCGGTACGTCGGTGCGATCTGGCCGGCGAAGAACTCGTCTATCGACATCAACCCTTGTGGTTCCATAACTGCATCCCGTACTTAGCGAAGGCCCTCAATGCCTCGGCGATGCCGATTAAACCAGCGCGCAAACCGGCGAGGACCATGTCCTTAGGGACCATCACCGAAGAACTTGTTCAGGGTGACTGGCTTCTCTATTTGAGCTGGCTGATTACCCATAGCCCACCGGCAACCATCAGGGGAATGAATACGATTACCCAGCCAACCGTGACGACTGCGAACACCTTCAGGAACAGCAGCGCCAGGAAGGCGAGCACTAGGAGCAGCATCGATTCCGGTCTTCCCACGAGAGAATCAGGAATCGGCCAGCGTTCTTCCACCGCCATCCGATCGTCAGACCACGAGTCGCTCGCGGCGAGGACCACGGCCAGAGCACCGGGCCAAACCTCGTTGCCACGAACTTGGTTCCCTTGCCAGGGATGTGCACCTTTTGGAGCTTCACGTATTTACGCCCATCGCTTGTAGTCATCGACCAGGAGATCGACCCAGAACGTCATGTTGGTATTGGCGGACGACGTCACCTTGATCCATCGCCAACCCGAGCCGACCTTGACGATCTTCTCGGCCGCGAGTCCACTGGCGGTCAGGACGAAGGTTGTCGATACGTCAGTGGTCGGGGTAGAGACGTCGGCATACGTCGCTGCAACGAACCCAGACGAGTCCGAAGTGGGCGACACCGAGATCTGGTACGTGCACGTCGGAGTGGCACCAGCCGATTGGGTGATGCGCACCTTCGTGCTATTGGCCTTAGCGTGCGGGCCACGGTCGCCGACATTCGTGGTGTCGACGTTGCCGGTCTGTCCGGCAAACGCGGACAGCGGGATGATGATCGGGCCTACGGCCGAGATCGTTGCATCGATGGTTGCCATGCCATGACCATAGTGGTAGGCCGATCCGCTTGCAACCGGCCTACCACGCGGTCAGCTCAGACCCAGTTCGGCAGCCGGCGAGTCTTGCGACCCTTGTTGTACAACCCGAGCACGGTCTCCGCCATGGCCCGAGTAGCGGTCCATTTGAGGTTTTCCCTATTCGAGTTGACCAGGCCGATCATCTGGGCCGGGGTGCCGGACTTCGCGAGGTTGTCAACGAGGCCGGTGAACTCGATCGCGTCGCCGTACCGGGAGATGAACGCGACCAGGCCGGTGAATAGACGAGCGTCCATGACGACGCGCGAGAATCCCCATGCCTTCGTGAGTATCTCGACCGCGCGCTCCGTGGCGATCGGGTCCTGCTTCCATCCGGCCTCGATCGCCATGACCGCACGGAATGACCCGTCCTTCTGAGAGTCCTCCACGTGCCAGCCGTACCGAGCGAGCATGTTCGATATCTCGCGAGCCGGCGACTTGTTCTCGACCACGCGGACCAGGAACGACGCGATGTTGGTTGGCTTCGCTGTGTTGTTCAGCAGCCGGAACATCCGCGCCTCGGCCTTCCGGTCCAGTCCAACGTGGACACGGCACGGTGTAACGATGGTGTCATCGAACACCTTGCGTAGCGCGGCCACTCGGTGCGCGCCGTCAAGGATGTGGAACTTCCCTCGGGGCCGCGTCGACACATCGATGATGCCGATGGCGTCCAGGTCCAGCTCACCGGCGATCTTCTCGACCCGCTTGGGTTCGGTCGGCCGCTGAACGGAGGGATCGACGAAGAGATCCGAGAGACGGATCTCGATGACGTCGTTCTGGTTGAGGTCAGGAGGAGCGGGCTTGAATTCGATCCTATCGATGGTCGTCACTTGACGCCTTTCAGTTTGTTCATGAAGTTGGTCAATGATGCGCGGAAGGGGAAGATCTGAGCGTGTACATCAGCGGCCAGCTCTGGACTTATGAGCAATGTGTCCAGACGCTTAACAAGAAAGTCAACTCCTCTCATTGCGTCGATGAGTCCCTTGAGTGCGGTCTCCTGCTCTGCGATTTCCTTATCGCGAGTCTTTGCCGCCGACAATGGCTTGCCGCGCGACTTGATTTCTCGGACCTTTCGCTGGGCGGTGGTAACGGGGAGTTCCCCAGAATCCATTGCCTCGATAACCTGCTCGACCTCGGGGCGCTTTTCTGGCTCGACTTCCTCGACCGCCTTGACGACTTCCCGGGCGCGAGAAATCGTCTGATAGGAAACGCCGAGTGCGTCGGCTACTCTGGCGCGAGTGTCTCCCGCTGGCTTATCGTCTCCAGTGCCGTACTCCGGTGCGGGACTGGGTTCGATTCCTCGCCGAGTGCGATTGCCTTTCACGGTCGCGGCACTACGCCTCGCCTTTGCGGCAGCTTCTTCGTACGGCTTAATCAATTCAGCCGCCGCGACCAACTCGGACGGAGTCATTTGCTTGCGTTCGGTATTCTCGTCCCGCTCGATGAGCAACTCGGTTAGGACGTCGTCAAACGTGTCGACGATCATGACCTGAATCTCGGTGCGGCCGAGATACTCATGGGCTGCGACCCGTCGCGCTCCGGAGATCAACCGACCGGTGGAGCTGACCGTGATGGGGTTGATCAACCCGCGCGCCTCGATCGACTTAGCGAGGCTCTCGACCTCGCCGAGATTCCGGCGGAGACGACGCTCTGTGTTGATCTCGCTAATCTTCATGATCTTGCTAGTGGCTGCCAATGGATCTTACTCCCGTGTGCGGTGGGCCGAGCTTCCGTGTGACCTCCGCACCCTAGCTCGCCAGAATCTCCCGGGCAACCCCCCGAACGCACAGGAACCCCGGCCGTAGCGGGCCAGCCGCCAAACGTCCGAGGTCCCCTTGCCCGGCACTTCCCCGGGCGCCGCGCGTGGTTAGCGGGTGCTCGGCCACGGTAGCATGCTCGAGAATTCGGACATATGTAGGCAATCGACCTACGAACGGGCACGAACCGGGCAACTGTTTCACGAGTAACACGGACAGACCTCGCAGAACTGGACAATGCGTGGCAGAAAACCCCATAAAACTCGGACATTCGCGGATAAACCAGGAGACTTCTAGGTGCGATCGCTCAAAACGGCCGAAACCTCGCAGAAACGGACAGGAAATCCTCGCAGCGCTGCCTAAACCGGACAGACCTCGCAAACATCTCGGATCGATGCATTTGTCCTGTCCTACTCCATGCCTCGTTGTCCGGTAATGTCCGAATCCCAAACCGGACATTGGGATCTTTAGGGGATTTTTGGCCGAGGGAGTAATTTAGGCGATG